CAGGGTCAGGATCAGGGTCAGGGTCAGGATCGGGAACAGGGCGGGGATTCCAGATATCCCCCATAGTGGGTACGCCTCTATCCCATGAGGCTACTACGGCTTCCTTAGCGTCTCTCGGATCACGGCCCACCACTTCTGGCTCGTAAGGATCAACTGAGGCCTTATAAGCTTCTCCCGGATTCTGCGCTAATGTCCACTCTACGCCTAAAAGTCCTTGTGGATGTCTAAGATTCGAATATATTTCATCATCTTCGACTTCCCTACCGTAATATTTTAGGTATAGATCGTTTAATCTTCCTTCCGCATTTTTTTGGTATTCGGGAGATCCAACTATCCCATCGAAGAGCGTTTTTTCCCAACCAGGCTTAGGTTCCCTTGTCCCATACCATCCAGGGTAATTAAGTCCCTCAAACCAGTCGTCCACCTCATCCTCACTTGGAGTACGCAAGTGAAACTGCTCATACATCTGTATAATGCGCTCTCGCACATTGCTCGATGAAGTAGGTCTTGGCGTAGTAGGTTTTACCCATGGCACACTCTCAACTCCCGGCGATCCCTCTTCGCCTGGATCTCCCGCTTGAGCTGCCACCCCACGCGTCCACTGTCTTTCAGGATCGTCTACTAGCTCTGTGCTATACCCACCCTCACCTCGATCTCCGCCAGTCGCACCACGCAAGGCATATTGCTGAACATACTTAGCCTTTTGGCCCTCACTATCCGCATCACTTCGGGGATCCCATCCACCTTCTGTATTTTGATTCTCAAGGATATCCCTGACATCACCTGCTTCGACTCCCGCTCCAGTTTCTTCGGAAAGCGTCGTAAGCCATGCGAGCGCTTCCAGTTCGTCTTCGTCTGGTTCACGACCGGTGATTCTTTTATATTCTTCTGGTGTCATGGTTTACCTATCAGACGTTTGAGGAACCGGTGGGGACAAACGGGTTATATGGCCTCGTCACACGATCAGGGGTTACCGGTTGTTCTCCAGGTCTATGGGTGGCTTGACGGAGCGTCGGATCGTCTCCGAAGGTTAAGCCTCCCCGAGGCCTCATTCCAAGCAGCACGCCCAACTCAGACATCCGTTGATCCTTCTGCGACAACTGAAGATTCCTATCGGCCCTGCCAGTCGTCCACTGGTCAAAGACATTCCCTTGGCCTACATTAAATCTATCAACCTCGTTTAGCCCTCGTGTCGTCGCTAAATTATAGGCATTCAGGGCAGCGGCATTGTTTCTATTGTAAATATTCTGTTCAGAGACATCCCACATCCCATAATTTTCTTGTTGGGCGTGTCCAGCCTGTTGACGCGTAAGCGCAGATTCACCTTGTAAATATTTTAGCTTCGTGTCCTCCGACTGAGCGAGAAGCTTTGCGTTATTGGCCGCAGTCCGCGCTCGTATATTGGCCGCATTCGTGGCGCTACTGGCTTGCTTTTTCGATGCCCCATATGCACCAAGAGCAGTAAGGCCCGCACCCGCGACTGTTGGTATCCACGCCATATCAGATTCTCACTTTCTATAACCCTATCGAGTAATGATCCCCGTCTAGATGCTCCCATGATCGACCAATTCGAGCACATAATGCCGCCATCTCGGGGTCAAATGTCATCATGACCAATTCCTTTGCTTTGAGTGCTTCAGCAACCTGATAAATACCACGCAGCAAAGGACGACCGACACTCGCCATTTTACGATGCTTAGGAGATACCCATAAGCCTTCTATGTGCCATCGAGGCAGGAAAGAGGTACATCCAACGATTTCTCCCTCTTTCTCAACGACCAAGACCATATCAATTTCTGGGTTTAACAGATCTGGAGCACCCTCTAGTAAGGTTCCATTCAATCGTGACCACTCATCGGGAGGCAGAATGCGTGTGCTCACAATATTTGCTCACACGTCACATCAAACCGATACTGCATCGACGTGCCCCCACTCGATACATAGGTCGTCGCATACGTAATACTCGAATCCTGATCCACGCGCACCAAGACTGAAAAGGTTCCGGTCGTCGCCGTTGTATTGCCCGTCATGGCAACACTCGCCGCCGTACACGCTACCGCCTGTGTCCATCCGAATGTCAGAATCAACGAGCTACTGGTTGACGCCGCTCGTGTAATCCGCGCAGCCATCGACAGCCGATATAACCCCGGTAAGACCGACGAGATCGCCAAAGCCGTGGTAGAAATTGACGCGGCTTGGGTTGACCCGGTGGCCGACGCAATCCGATTCGGCGTCGTATTGACCCGGTCAGCCAATGCCAAGAGCCAATACCGCATCGCCTGCGTGACACGGCCTGTGATGCTGTTCTGCGTCACGGGCGTTTCAACGACATATTCAGGGACAGCGGCCAGTTGTGTCGCCATTACGCCCCCTGTCCGAAGAAGCCGCGCCCATCAATCTCGGCCCCCATGATTCGCCACGGAATGGGATCGGTCACCGTAATCTCAGGCACCCACAACTTCAGGCTACTTGGTAAGCGTGTCCAAACGACCTGTGCGTCATACGCGCCCATCGCTCCAGCCGTCGCGAGCCGCTCATTTGACCAGGTTTTCGCATTCGTACTTGATCGCAACATGACTTGCGGATTGACCCCTTGCCCAGTGGCCGCGCCAAGCCCCGTTTCCATGATCAATTCCATGCGACTGACAAACATTCGGCGTACGCCGGGTGCCCGGAAAATAGGCGGAGGAATACGCAATCGACGAATAACATCGCCATTGCATTCCGTCGTAAAGGACGTATCCATCGAGCAAATTAACCCAGAGTCGCGGTCACCAACCAAATGCTTCCCGAAGCCATAGCAATGACTCCGCGGTGCCCAAACATCATAAATACCCAAAGAATCGTCCCAGACACCGCGCTCATGCCAAATGCCTGTCGTGAGATCAAACACCCACGTCGCATTCGCTGACGGGAATGTCAGGCAATAAAACGTATGTCCCGCCTCCGAATACACCAATGCCTCTGCGTCTGTAATAATCGAATCACGCGCATAAGTCGCAATAGCGGTTTCCACTGCATAGGTGCTAATACGGGCAGGGACAACCCCGCTCGTGGCGACAACAATCCCCGCGCCATCTGCGGTTTGTGAGAGCCAACACATCGAGGTTCCAGCTAACTTAACGGAAAACGGTGCAGGCGTGCCATAGCCAAAGACCGCACCGGGCACGGGCGCAAACGGGAAAGGACTCGTTCCCGCGTCGTACCAGACTTCTCCTGTCTGTTCTCCGATGAGCCAAATCTGGCGGCTCCCATCAACCACCATTGCCTTCCAAGGATCTGGAGCAATGCTCCGCTGGGCATACTGTGTGGCATCCCACGTCGTTCCATCGTTCAAATCACTGATATAGAACTTTGAATCACTTGCATCGAAGGACAGAAAATAGCCATCGATCATCCCTGCCATCGTGCATTTCCCTGCCAATGCAGAGATCGTGCTGAGGGCATTGCTCGCAATATTGAGCAGATAACCATTGTCGCCAGACGCAATCAGTAACTCGCCTCCCGCATCGCCATTACTGGCAATTTGTGCAGGATTCGGGTCATTCGTGACTGTCCCACTCGTCACAATCGACGCCGAGTTACTCGCCGTGAATTTGTAGACGGCATCGCCAATGACGCCGTACACACGCCCTCCCATGGAGAACAAGGCGCGAGTATTCACATTGGACAGTGTGACGTATTCCTCGAATCCTGGGCAGGGATAGAGCGCGGCCACCCACGGGACAGAATTCGGTTCGATGGGTTCAGGATACCAATTTACTGTCCTCTCAAGATCGGCAAGAGGACTCTGAGACTTATAGCTTCCCGAGATAAAGCCGGGATAGAGCATTTACGTATCCGAATAGATATTGTAATGGGGGCCAACGCCACCGAAGATCACGCCAGGAACACCTGACGAGAGATCGCTCAGACGCATATTGGCTCGCTTCACATCGGACTTTGCTTCATTGGCCGACATCTGAAGTTCAGGCGTCAATCCCGCATCAAACGCTGACGAGATCTCTTTCGCCAGTCCCAACCGCAAGAAACGTCGATAGCCGGGAGGCAATGCAATCGTCTCAGATAATGCCGTAAATTCCGACACAGGCGTATGCGTATAAATCACGCCTTGGAGTGTAAGACTTGTCGGAATGGGGTAGGGGGTCAGTAACCCAAATCCAGAGGCATCATACGTAGGGTTGTAATACCAAACCTGCGGAAAGACCGACGTGAGTCCCTTTTGAGCAATCCCTGCATACCCGTCTTCCGTCAACACAGGCCCAAGGTTGTATTCCATCGTCGGAGAGACAGAGGTATCCTGAAATCCAATGTTTTCAATCGATAGCGGGCCGGTTGGACGAGCCACATTAACCGTGGCCCCAGTTCCTATCGTGTAACTGGCAGCCGTTGAGAGTGCCCACGTTGTTCGGGTAATCGTGTAAACGGTCAGATTTTCAGTGGCAAGACCGTTAATCCAATCGTTAAGCCTATCAAGCGCAAACGCGGAGTCATCGGAGGATGCCGTTTCTCCGGTCTGAATCACACGCAAATCCTGAAGACTTGCGGTGATAAGCTGCTGCACAGTCATTAGATCTGATACATCGCATTCATTAAGGTTGCGGTCGTATTCGTACTATTCACACGAATACATTTCAAGGGCAACATTCTTCCAGCGAGCACCGTGAACGGAGCCGTTGTGCCATTTTCAAAGACAGCCACCACTACGCCTGCACCACCAACGAAAATAGCATCTGCCGGAAGCGCCTTCGTGGCGGCGTTGGCGGCATACGTGCTGCCATCGAAATTGACAGTGTCGCTCTTGGTAATAACGACTGATTTATTGTATGTACCTGTTGTTTGCGCCATTAGTCAGGAACCACTACTCTCTTCCGAGGACGACCACGCTTTTTCCGTGGTGCTGGAATGGAAGGAACGTGTTCAGACGTTGCATTATCAACAACTCTCGCTTCTTCCTGAGCCAATGCACTCATTTTTTGATCACTAAAATGTCGCATCGCCGCAATATCTGCGAGTGATTTCTGATCGTGTTCATACCCACTTAACGCCAAATCTGGTGTCTCGTACCATCCACGCTTGATCATTTGGTCAGACTCTTCTTGATCTTGAACAATCGTCTGACAAGATCGAGAAAAGGCTTCGCCAGTCGCATCTCCGACAGCGGCTAATGGATGCCCACACATGATTTTCCCGTTCGCATTCGGCTGTGCGCGATACATCATTTTGGGAAAATCTTGATATCCAATAGGCCCAAATCCATTTTTACCGTCAATCTTTTGATTCTTCGGGATATTCCATAGTCCCATCGCTTTGGAATATTCGCTATCGGGATTGTGAATAATCGCCATAGATCCTCAAGGAAAATAGGAGACGGCATCGCTGGAGATACCAATGCAATGCCGCCTCCCTCGTGGTGAAAGTATTACGCGATAGCCACGTCAATCGCCGTCAACGTGCCGCTGAACGGTGACGGCAACGGCACCCAAATGCTATTGGCCGCAACCAACAGCATCGAGCACTGTCCGCTCCCGTCAAACGTCCCCACGTCGTAGCCAGACCCTGCATCGCCAAGGCCCGCCGTGTACGTGACGGTGTGCGCGGCTTTCCCGTTCCCAACAATGGCGAGAATAATGCCATCCTGCGAGGAGTCAGGGTTTGCCAACGTCATCGCCAAGGCACCTGTCCCGTTGATGATCGCCACCGTCAACTGGGCCACACCAAAAGAGATGGCCCCTGCCGCCGAATACGAGGTCGTCGTATTCGCAAGAACGCCCGGTTTCAAATTGGGCGTGCCAGGGGCGGCGACAGTGAAGTCTGTCGCATCCCCATGCGTGACATTCGCTGAGGCTGCATGTGCAGCCGTCGCGGTGCCGTTCTGCCCCCTTGTGACACCCACGGTCGTGCCGCTGGTGTAACTCTGGAGCACCTGCATGAACTCGCCATCGACGAGCACAATGCGCCCTGCCGCCACAGAAGTTGCTGAGGCGACAACGATGTCCGTATCTGTCACGGCGACAGCGGAACTCAGTGTCGTAGTTGCTAGTGCCATATCGTTAACCCCAGACTCTCGCGGCAAGCCGCGCCTGAATGGTGGCCGCGCCGATCAGGATATCCAAGCGGCTTGGATTCTGATCTGTCCCGATCTGGTATTGCTCGACCATCCGAATAGAAAATCCGAGTGATTTACTTCGCACGGTCGTCGATTCCGCACCCGCACCGGGCTTCATCAAGTCGGCCATCACGAATGCGAAAGCATCGGGCAAATAAACGAACGACTGAGGACTCGTTGTCGTCGCCAATGTGCCACCAGCCGCGTCTGTCGTCCCCAATACCGTAATCACGGCATTGTTGGCCGGAGACGCATCCACGGTCTGCAACTGATCCGACGTAATAATCGACGGGCTAATCGGCAATGTCGCCATCGCCCCCGACGAATCGGATGTCGTCGCCGTCACCACGAACTGTTGCAGACGACCAGTGGACGAGTAGGACAAAGGATTGACACTATTCACACCTGCGATAGTAAAAATGTCTCCCTTGTTCAAGGTCGCCGCACCAGAGGCCCACCCATCCGTGGAAATCGTGCTTCCCGTCTGGTCTGCACCATTCACGAGTGGCGTCGAAGCCGTATAGGTGCCGGTCGTATGCGTCGGACGCACCGGATCCTGCAACCACTTATCGACGCCCAACTGCTTCCGCCCAAACATGCCCTCTTCATAGTTCTCAGAGATGACAGCGGTTGGATTGAAGAGCGTGCTGGTCGTATTCGCCAGCGTGCTCATCGCCAACGGATCGAGTACCGCCACCCGGCCCCGCAACGGCGTCGAGAGATCGGTCAGCTTCACGCCAGCCTGCAAATAGGTCAGCGTTGTCGTGGGTGTCGTGCCGGGTGTCCCGACAGACGAGTAGATATCTCGATACACCGCATCAAACGCCAAGACCTCAGCCGCATTCGCGAGCGCATCGGCTCCGGGTTCGACATAGCGTGTCCGAATATTATCCAGCTCTGTCGTGGCTTGCTGTGAAGAATAGCCAAACGCGACATTCTTCTGGTTGGTTAATGAAATCGGAACCGTCTGATCGTAGAGGTTCTGAAGTTGCAATGCCTGACCATCCGTGACGGTAAACCGCTGCGGGAGCCGCGCATTGACAGTATTGCCGACTTTCGCACCGGCAATTTCATACGAACTATCGTATGTCCTGTTGACATTCGCAAGGAACACGAGTTTGTTGATAAACCCTCGTGCGACTTCCTTTGTCGTCCAGGACGGAGTAGCAAGAGTATTTGCCACGGGTCACATCCTTTGTTTAGAGTCGCCCACGCGCACGATCTTCAGCATTTGCTCGACGAAAATGTTCGTCAAATGAGAGATCATCCGTAATAGCGAACTCATCAGCGACATGGGGCGATGTCCCGAGCGGCCTAACCGGGGGTTTCGCGTTACTAACGACTCGGGCTGAGGCACGCGGAGGAGCAGCTTCAAGTCGTGCTTCGATTTTCCCCATTTCCCGGTATGTTTCAGCCGGGTGCAGCGTGGAGATACGCTGAGATTCTTGTGGATTATCGGAAAGCCATTGAAGGATTTCAATTCCTTGAGGGCTTTCCATCGCCAAATGCTGCATCGGAAGAGACATCGGTGTCTCCAAGTTCAACGACGCATCAAAGCCTGGATTCGATGATCTAGCTTCGGTCAATCGATCATTCCACCGAGAGAGTTGCGCCGATTCAGCCTGATGCTGCCGACTCGCCTGATATACCGATGCCCGTTCCGATTCACGTTCTTGATACCGGGTATCAGCAATAAATGACGCCATCGCCATGGAATAATCTTCATACGACGTGAAGCCATCAACTGTTGGCACCCCAGGCAAACTCTTAAATCGTTCCCAATCCGCTGGCTTTTCCGGAGGAGGAGCCGGTGATGGCGTAATCATCTCCTGAATACGCGCTTCTGCGGCTTCCGCTCGACGTTCGGCTTCACGCTGCTTTGATACAGCGGATTTCACCGCTTCCGTGGGATTGTTCCTTCGGTTGGACTTTGATTTTGATTTCTGTTCAGATGTATCGTCAGAGGCTAAATCAGGGGCAGCCGTATCTTGAATCTCTTCCTGCGGTGCAGGCGCAGAGGTCTTCTCATCTGAGGCATCCGTGGCATCAGATTCAGTAAATGCTAATTGAATCTGGTCAACCGTCTCATGGTTGCTATCAACCGTAATATCGCCCTGTGTGACCTGACCAGCGTCTGTATTCATAGCCCCCTACTTAATACCACAATATTATGATTTTTTCTTTAATCCCGGATATTTTGCAACAACGGCCTTACGGATCCCCGCCGGATTCGGCGCATTATGCGCCAACTGCAACGCCGATTTTGCCCTCGCACGGGTATTGATCGGGTAACTCCCCTTAGGCGCACCCCCAGATGGCCCCGCAAAACTCTTAACATTAGGATAGTTGCCTACATTACTCCCACCGGGCTTGGCACGGGCAGATCGGACGGATGCTGAGAGTTTATGAGCCATATATTATTCTTCCGGTGGAAGTCCTCCGAGACTGATATCAATTCCGGCGTCAAGTGGCACGGCGATGATCGATTCTTCGAGAATCGAGGGATCGGGAGACGGAGAGCCGGATCGCGCTTTATCCGCACGAAGTTCCTGAGACAATAACTTCTCTCGTTCAAGTGCCTTTTCATGGATAAGCGTGACTTCTTGTGAAGCCGCCGTAAAGGCTTGATCGGCGTCTGTTCCTACACGGTTCACCTCGGCCTTGAAGATCGAAGAGGCTTCATCCGCCTTAATCTTCATCGCCGTCACTGCCAGTTGCGTCTCATTCCGCATCTGCTCAATTTTCAGCTTGGCTTGCCGATCTCCCTCAGCACGCTGTGACTCCATCTGTAACTCAGGCAGTTTCGCATCGATTTCTTGCGTTTTCTCGTCAAGTGCCTTCGTGAGTTGCTCCACCATTTGACCCGCTTGTTGCAGTTGTTGCTGTAATTGCTGCGGGTTTGGCGCATTCTCCTCATCATGCAAGGGCGGAGGAAGGAGTTTCTTGATACGAGCGGCTGCTTCGAGATGTCCGGGGAAATCCCTGAATTTCAGATAAATATCACCCAAGATCTGGAAGAGTTGCGGTTGCGCTTGGAACAGTTGTCCAAGTTCGTCAGCCCCTTCTTCAGACCGACTCTTATACGATTTCCCAATACTGACCGTAATCCCATACCGGCCCTTTTTCAGATCATAATGCTGGATCCGTGGCTCAATCGACAGTGAGGTGTCGGGGGGCGGCTGAGGCGGCGGCATTCCCGGTGGCATTCCCGGTGGCATTCCGGGTGGCCCACCGGGAGGCATACCTAGAGGCATCCCCGGCGGCATTCCCGGTGGCATCCCCGGAGGCATCCCTTGTTCCATTCCCGGCGGCATCGGCGGTGGAGGCATCGGAGCCATCCCGTTTGGCGGCA